TTTGAATTATAGTATGCAGTGGTATCTGTTTCAATATAAAGATACTTAAGATCAATAATTTCCGGTACAATTCCTGCAACTGAATATCTTCTTAAAGAACTTTTAATATTATCTTTTACTTGATTTGAAACAAATGGACCATTAATTGGTTTAATACTAATAAAAACCCTTCCGTATTTTGGGGGATTTAAATCCTCTCCACCAAAAACTGATATTGATTCTGCTTCTGGATATATTGTAGGTATAATAGTCTCGTAATCAGTTGCTGTTACTGCACGATTTTGCGATGAATATTTTCTTGGAGCATATTTTTTAATAGATTCTACCGATTCTATTTCCCTTCCATTTTGTGATGATAAATTTGTAGTAATAAGTGAAATGCCGGTTGTTACAACGCGATTGTTGTTATCAAGAATTCTTCCATTAAAATTAAATGAAGATACTCCATTTGCACTTTCTCCATTTGTAATATTATAAGAAACTTCAATATAGTTGAGATTATTTAATTTTTTTCCAAAAATTCCATCACCAAAAATTAATTCATATCTTTGATCTTCAATTTCTTGGATAAAAAATACTCTTGATTCTGAATCAATATTAAATAAATTCCTAGATAACTTAAAAGAACTCTTAATTGTGCTTGCTTGAGTATCTCTCACAAAAACATTAATTGAATCAATATCAATATTAGCGTTTTCTAGTATAAATTTTTGATTTGGATTATTTGCATCTACAGTAAAATTATTAACAACAAATGTTCCTTCATAGATGTCTATATTTTCAAATAAAGCAATTCCATTTACAACGGGTACTGTTATATCTTGTGGAATAATAAAAGAATAATTTTGATTACCGAAACTAGTATTTGTAGTGGATACAACTCCGCTTTTAAGAGTCAATGTGATTGGATTGGTTGAAAACCCTGTTGTATCTACAAAGAAAGATATATTTGCCTTTGATGCTGAACGAGAATGTGGTACATATCCAATATTTCTTGCGAGAGATACTACATTTTCTCTAAGAGTAGCACTATCAATGAATACCTCATTGCTAATCATATTAGCATTATATGAGGAAATGTATGTATTATACGCTAAAACATCAACCAAGGTTGATAGATTAGATCCCTCAAAATCATAGTCAGTGAAATTCGAGTTCGCTCGAAGATACTCACGGATGGATGATTTTATTTGATCGAAATCTAAATTTGTAAAATTAACTAATGCCATTATCGTGTTGGCTGAAGAGCGAATGATAATTGTTGAGGAAGAACATCAATCCCAACAATTCTATAATTTATCGTAACATTAAATTCCAAACTATCATAATTTGGAGATACATTTACTGATATTAAATTGACCCTTGGTTCATAGTTTCGAATAGTATTTTCAATTTCATCTTTAATTACTGATGCAGAAATTTCATCAATATTTTCAAAAAGAGAACGACTTACCTTTGAACCTAGATTTTCATTGAAAAATCGTTCTCCTGGATATGTTAATACTAAATTTCGAACAGATCTAGCAATCGCAGTTTCATTTTTGAGCGCAATAAGATCATAGTTAATAGGATTTACCTGAAATGTCATGCTTAGATCTTTAAATCCCTTACTTATACGCTCTAGAGGCATAAAAAATACAAAATCTATATTATTTATTCGCCTTTTTTATATTCATAAAGAGGTTCAGTTCCATAATCCCAATCATCATAGTCTTCATCATTACGAATTTTTGAATGAAGTTCATTTTGAACGTCAAAATTGTGTTTTTTGGGTGTCAAATCGTCATTTGCGATTTCTCTAAGCATTTTTTGGTCCATTTTTAACTCCTGATTTGTAAAATCAGAACTTTTTACGGGGTTCCTATCCCGTTTTTATGATGTCAAAGTCATCTTCTAAGATTTCTTTTAAATATTCTTCATCCCATTGGTCATAATAAGAAGTTTTTGCTAATTTTTCTCTGAATTGACGTAATTTTTGTATAGGTTGCCCTAAAATAAGGTTGTACTTACCATTATTTGTCCGAATCCCATTGATAAATGTATTATATGTACCACAATCTTCAAAGAATTTCCAACCATCATATTTTTTGTTGCAAATATCAACCCATTCTTGAACCTCTTCAAGATTAAAATAATCCTCAATGATATAGATTACTACATCAAGGGTTTCAATGGGTTTAATGACGCTTGCAGAGCACTCTAGGATCTTAAATTTAGCGTTTGCTGCGAAGGGACAGATTGCAAATCCATTCAATTCTGGGCGAATTTTAGAAACCTCTTGAATCCACTTTAAAATATAAAGTTCTTTATCTGAAGGCATAAAAAAAGAGTGCTTAGTTCTATTTAAGCACTCTGAATATTATTTACCCTGTCCTCTATACTTTTTCTTACGACCATTACGAGAAGTTGCTGATAGAAGAGTACGAGAAGAACGTCCCTGACGAGTCTTCTTTGGTGCTCCGGGTTCGAACAGAGTTTTATTTGATCCACCTTTAGACATAAGTTTTCTCCATGTTAATTAAAAGTTGTTTATCAGATTACGCGAGTTTTTTCATGCCCGACTCTAATACGAGGATCGCACCAGATTTCATAACCCTGCTCAATTGCATCAAGACAGAATGAAACATCCTCACCACACATATCCTGAACTGCACCAGACTCAAATACTTGCATCTTTGGAGCAAACCAAGGATATTCAAGATTCTCAAAGACTCCGTTTTTAATCAGAACCCAACCAAATCCAGTGTAATCAACTGTGAAGGGCTTCCGACGCTTCTGAATTGAATCAACGGTCTCATGATTCATGACTCCACCATTCTTGCGGAAATCATCTTCTTCCAACCAGTGTGCTACTGAGGTCGTGTGACCATCTTCTGTGGCATACCAACCAGCAACGATTTCCTTTTCTACTACATTACCTTCTCCATCCTCATTCAGAGCAACATCACAGAGTTGCCAGAATTTTTCTGTGTTAAAGACAATATCCGAGTCAATCCAAAGTTGATAATCATACTGTAATTTTCCGTCCCAAGGAATTTGCTTCGGACCTCTGAGAACATTTGCTCCAAGAACTTTACAACGTGCAAAGTTAACCATTGAAGAGTAGTCTTGAGAGATTTGAATACTCATTCCATTTTGTACAAGATCGAAACAGAGTTGTACAAATGCTTTGAGAAAGATAAACGAACATCCTCTACCAGGAAGGCAAAAGACAATCGATTTACCTTTCATTCTTTCTTTAATTGCAACATAGTCCCATTCTTCAGTCTTGGGAGTAGGGGCTGCTGCTTTTACTGTGAATCCTTTTGCCATAATTGAAAAGTAACCTTCAGATCAATTTTATCGTCTTATTTAGTATTTGTCAATGAGAAGAATTTAATATAATTTCTTTGTTTATGATTAACTCCTCATAACTTAAATCTTCTTTTTGAAGATCCAAATCAAGCAAATCAATCATTCTGTGAATTGTCTCCCAGGTCTCGGAAAATTTACTCTCCGATAAACTGTGATAGATGCACCTATCCTTTGCATATATGTGATATATTTTTTCATCACCTCTCATAAAAATATTCCCGGAAAATTTTTTATTATTTTGTTACAGCATTATATATCATCACTATCAGTATTCCGAGGGGGACTCCGAATATTCTCAACACCTTTCCAGGATAGCGTATCAACCACCCTGCGAAGACAACCTTCCAGAAATTCCAATAGGGCGTTCTTCTGCGGTGGTTTTGGAGAGTCTTCATACTTCCGGAAAAATTTTATGAGATTGATATTTAGAGGTCGATTTGTCACCTCTGTAGGTTGGAAGGGACCACGCAACGCCCCGCGACGATATAAACGAACGGCCATAAAACACTGCTGAATCACTATCCTGACACAGCATAACATAAGCGCCCCCAGAGTGTCAAACTCCGAGGGCATCCAACTATCAGAAATCAATCGGATTCAGCGTTCCCTGACTATCATCACCCTCAGAAACTTCATCAGCGACGATTGCATCCAGAATGGACAGAATCTCAGTGCCGTTGTTACCTTGTGCGAGCAGGGAAAGAAGAACTTGCTTGGACATAATGAAGAAGAAAAGTGTAAGAAACTGTGTGTGTTGTGAGTGTCTTTATAGGGGCGCATCTCATTCCCCTTTGTGTTACTTAGAAGTCAAACACATCGCTATTGATTTCGATCACATTTACCTTGCGGTCAGCATACTTAACACCATCAGGAGTAGAGTATCCAACACCGATCTCTTTTACAAAGGTTTGATAATCACCACACTCACGGGCAAGGTTATACAGACCCTCATCATTTTGAATCCAGAGAGCAACATTCCAGGTCTCGTAATTCGTCCAACCGTTATAGGAAGTGTCGGTCAGATTGGTTTGGAAAGTGGTAGTCATTTGTGAGAAGAAAAGTGTTAGTGAGTGAGAAAGAATTCAGCGGACTTGTGTAACGAAATTAGTGCCACTGGTGCGATTCGTGCGACAGCGATTACCCTTCGTTTGTGTCATCACCAGGTGAGACTTACGGGGTTTTTGTGATGCTAACCGTGTCACCGTAACTTTACCTTGGACCTCTGCAATCATCAGATCCAGAGTAGACATTTGTGCAAACTCGGAGATTGACATTTGAGGGAGAGTTTCGTTTGGTCCTTACACTATAGGGACACTTTACAGG